TGAAGCGCGGCGCGATAAATGCGGTGCGTGAAGCGCGATAAATCGCCCCGCCGCCTCTTTTCGCTCCGCAAAACAAATTTGCGCGTCAGAACAGCCCAGCCGCCCACGATGTAGTCCAGCTTGAGCGCCTCCATCTCGAAGTCCGCGAAGCACTCCCTGATCGCCGGGTGGTCGTTGATGCTCAACCACCACCGGCAAATTGAGTGAAGGGGGCATTAGAACGCTGGATGCCAGCTCCTAAAAACCAATTCCCCGGCCACTTCGTTGTTGCAGTAAGCCGTCGCAGTCAACGTGTAGGTCTCGTCTCGCCCATTGATCCCTCCTGTACCCGTTGGGCTTTGTCGCACAACAATGACGTTTCCCCAGGTTTCGTAGCCGTCTAGTCCCTTGGACTTGCTGGGATCTTCTGAGTAAGGGACGTCCCACTCTGCTTCCCACCGGACATTTGTCATGCTTTGACCTTGAATGACGCCGACGTGCAGGACATCACTGTAGGCTACGACACGCAAATTTACGCACCTAAATTGCGCGCTGGGGCTGGGTGTGGATTCTTGGTCGCTATCTCCCGGATCGCCTTCCCACCGGGAGCGAACCCATTGACGGCTGATCTCCCATTGCCCTTCTTCGTTGAGCGCCCACGTCCATTCTTGGGGGTCTTCGTAGCTGCTCCAAGCATCATCGTGCCCCAATGCAGGCGATAGCCAACCCACGCCGTAGAGGTCACACACACCAGACTGTGCCTTTGTTGACGGCGCATTTTTGCGCACTTGCACTGCCAGCTCAACGCTGCGCGCGGGCAGGGCTTGTGCGGCGCGAGCGGGGAAAAAGCGGCGGCGCGGTTGCGTCATACAACTACCTCTACCTCGCTGGGCGGGTAACCTTGGGCCTCTATGAGCAGGATGTGGCGGCCGCGTTTGACAGGGAAGGAGACGCGGCCTTGGCTGTCTGCGATGCGGCTGGCGCCGCCGTTGAGCGTGATTTTTGCGCCCGCCAGGGGGCGGCCTTGTTCGTCGCGGGCGGTGAAGATGATTTCGTTGTTGGCCACCTCCACCGTGATGCCGGGCTGGATGATGGGATCGAAGGCGCTGGACAGGCGCACAGTTGCGATGGCGGGCGGCGCGCCTACGGGGGCTTCTGCAGTGCAGGCCAAGGTGGCGGCGGACAAGTCCAGTTCCGCGCTGACCAGCCGATGGCGGCCTGTGAGGGGCGACAGAGGGTGCGCTATGTCTGCCCAGGCACCGGTGGCAACGTCGGCAAACGATTGGCGCCATGTGACGCGCCAGCGCGGGCGGGCCAGCCATGACAGCATGCGTTGGCCCAGCGCCTCGGCCTGGCGGGGGGTGCGCAACCATGGGGCGGGCCATTCTTGCTCCAGCAGGCCGTATTCTTTGATCGCCTCGGTGGCCTGGAGCTGGATTGCGCGACGGTAGCGGCCCATGGCGTGGTCGTAGTCGTAGAGCACGCGCAGGCTGGTGCACAGGCCGGTGGCGCTGGTTGTGGCCTTGAGGTCTTGGGCCGCGAGGGCATCGACCCGTATGGCGGGGACTGCATCGTCTGGCTGGGGCGGCCAAGTGATGGCCACGCCGGGCATGGCGGCCGCCCAGGCGCCGCCGCACGATTGCAGTAAGCCGTCGATTGCCGCGCGAATGCTGGTGCTGTTGTCTGCCAACAGGCCGCCGAGCACGATGTGGGCAGTTTCGGTGCGGTAGTCGTCCAGCTCGGGCCATTGCAGGGGGGCGCCCGCCAGGTTTGCCAATACGTCGAACAGGATTTCTGCAGGGGTTTGCAGCAGTTTGCCGGTGTCTGGGTGCATGCGTCCGCGCAGGGTGACGGACAGGCGTTCGCCTTCGGACAGCGGCATGGCCAGTTCGACAAATGCACAGGCCTGGCCGGTGCTGTCCACCCCGTTGTAGAACGCCCAGGCGTCAGTAGGCACGTCGTCGCGCTTGACTTCATCCACGCCCTGGATGGGGTGGTCTGCCAGGAAGAAGACGCGTTGGTCGTCGCTGTACTGAATTGGCGTGAGTGTGACTTGGCCCCAGGCCCATGGCAGTACGCGCACTTCGCGCCAGCCGCCCCATACGGCACTGGTGCGCAGGGGGACGTTGTCTGACAGGGGGCGGTCGGCCCCGGCCTCCAGGCCCAGGCGCACTTGGCTGCCCAGCTCCAGGCTGGTGGCGATGCCGTCAAACAGCACGCCACCTTCCGCGCGCACGCGCACGGCCCGGCGCATGGGGGCGCGCTGGCCCCACAGGGCCGTGAGGGCACCGCCCGCGTTGTCCAGCAGCGCATCCATGTTGCTGGTGGGGGCGCTGGCGATGCCAGGAATTGAGAGGGGACGCTGGATGCTGGAGAGTCCGGCCAGCACGGGGAGCGTGAGACCCACCGGCCAGGCCGCAGAAATGCCGCCCGGAGGCAGCAAGTTGGTTTGGCAGCCATCGGCGCCGGCATCGATTTCCAGCCATGGGGTCATGCGTAGATGGGCTCCAGGTCGAGGGTGGCAGTGAGCAGGCGGTGGGTCGTGCTGTCGGGCTGGTAGGCGTGCACGTCGGTGACCTGCAGGGCGTCTGCGCCCCAGCGCACCAGCGATGCATCGGCCGGATGCATGTGATGGGGGACAAACACCAGCGGCTCATCGTGCTGCTGCGCCCAGTTGCCCAGGGCCATGAGTTGGGCAACGTCGGTTTGCAGCAGGGCTGTGTCCCAGTCGAGTTTCCAGCCGTCGCCGGCTCCTGCGTACAAGGCGGCAGCATTGGGGCCGCTGGCGCGCTGCACGGCCCAGCGCCGGGTGCGCTGGCAGCCGCTGGCATGGTGCTCGGTGGCCAGGGCCTGGCCGCACCACACCCAGCCTATGCTTCCGCCCGCCGCGCCAGACACCGCAATGCGCATGTAGCGGGCTGCTTGCACGGGGCGCAAGAGGTTTGCGCAAACGGGGCTGGTAACGTCCAGAGACAGCGGCGGCGTCCAAGCGGCGCCATCGAGCGAGAATTCCGCAGTGACGGCCGCACCCGTGGGTAGTTGGTAGCGGGCCAGGGCCAGGGCGTCCAGGATTTGCTCGCTGCCAAGGTCTAAAACCATGCTGGCGCTGGCGCCCTCCCACCCCCAGGCGCTGGCCTGTGCATCTTGTACGTGGCTGGCGGCCCAGGGTTGGTGAACGGCATAGGTGTAGGTGTCACCTGGCGCGAAAGATGGCGCGGCGCCAGCGTCAAACCAAGCCTGCAGGCCATCGGAGAGCGCGGCTGGGCCGCTGGCGGGTATGTCGGCCTGCGCCGACCATGCTCCACCCCCTTGGCGCCATTGGTATTGCCCGGCCTCTACGGCAAAGCTGAAGGCGTCGCCCAAGGCAAAGGGGATGCCGCCCAGGGCCAGTTGCACGTCTACCCCCGCCTGGCTGTACAGCGCGGCGGGGGTGCCGTCGGTGGGGATGAAATAAGGGGGCAACGGGCCGCTGGTGCTGCCCTGCACGGCCCAGGTTTGTACGTCAGTGCCGTCTACGCCACCGGCCAGCCAGGCTTCGCCTGCGCCGATGGTTTGGATGGTGGCTTCATCGCCTACGCTGTAGGGGCGCTCTTGGTCTACCTGGTCGATTTTGATAGTGAGGCTGTCGCCAGGCTTGAGGCGCTCGGGGCAAGCGACGACCAATCCAAAGCCGAATTCTTTGGTGCTGTATGGCACGCCGGTTTCGGTGTTACGCCGGGCGCTCACGTAAGCCTGGTTTGTGAATGCGGGCAAGTAGTAGCCTTCGGTGTCCACCCACCAAAATGCATCTCCATGGTCAACCCAGCAGCCGCCCGCGTCACCGCTGCCGGGGTTAGATTTTGGGACCAGGCCCGCCAGGGTGCGCACGTAATCCATGCGTGCGGCATATTTGCGCACCAGGTCTGCTATGGCAAGGGAGATTCCACCCTGCATTTCGGACGGAATGCCTTCGTACAGCATGCCGGGCTTGCCAGCCATGCTAGCTATATCGCCGGAGAATGTCGTAAGCCCCTCTTGATATGCACCTTCATGCGTATCCTTCGCCCACAAATTCCCGGCATTGAACGCTGCCGAGAACAGCGGCGACTCCAGCGGCTCCATGTCGGTTTGCATGGCCGTCAGGGCGGCGTCCCATTCAGTCTTTGCGGGGGTGGATTCGTAGATTTCGGCAAGGCAGTCCGCAAAGGTGCGTGTGATGGCGTCGGCAAAGTCCAGGTCTTTGGGCGGGACGTAGTATTTGACCCAGTTAGCGGCGTGGAAGTCGCGCCGCCATTCGTACAAGGACTCCAGCCGCGTTTGGTAGGCGGCGTCAATCGTCATATCGTCTCCTTCGGTGATGCCAAGGCATTTGAGCGATACCTTGGGCGTGGGCATGTCGCTGCATTTGCAGTCGGGCGGGGGGCGGCGCTTGTAGACGAACGTCACCGACAAAGGCCGGGCGTTGCTGCCAAACCGAAAGGGCCGCACGCACACACTGGGCAGGCCTTCGGTGTCTTTGCGCTCCACCCCATCAAATTTGAATCCCCAGCGCCCGCTGTTGCCGCCGCCGGGCGGTAGTTTGCGCGGCACGATAAATGCGCAGGCCGCGCTGCTGTAGGGCGTGCCCGTGGTAGCGGCATCGAGCGCGCCAGATACGTCGCCCGCCACGCTCCAGCGCTCTTGGCCCACCACGTCGGCATTCGTGCAGCGCACGGTAACGGTTTGCGTGGGGGCGTTTGCAGGCACGGATACAGCATCGAGCTGCACCTTACCCGCGAGGGAAAACAGCCACGCCGAAGTGCGCAGCGGCACGTCAATGGCGGCCTGTCCACCCACAGTGCGGTCTGCGGCCACCACGCCAGCCACTTCGACCAGGCTGGATACGGCCAGCGCTTGCAGCAGGTCGTAGAACGACACCACGGGGGCTTGCCCGCCGCCCACGTCGCCATAGGTTTCTGTGGCCACGCCGTCGCCCACGGTGACGATGTAGCCGCCGGCGACGGCCCACACGGGCGTGCTGGCGGGCACGTCGCGCACAAGCTGGGGGGACAGGCCGTATTGCCAGGCGCCATCTTTAAAGCGGCGCCAGGGGCGGTAGACCTGCGGGTCGAACCCGAATTGGATGCGCGGGCTGGCGGCGTCAAGCTCGTCATGGGCCGAGAGCGGCTGGCCGCCAAAGTCCCACTGCGGGCCGGTTTGCGTGGGCTGGCCAGCGCTCCAGGCAGAGAGCAGCGCCCAGGGCGTGGCGGCGCGCGTCAAGGCAGGTGCGACGGTGATGCGTATGGCATTGCCCGCAGCGCCCGGCGTGCGGGCGCGGATGCGCAGCTCGCGCACGTCAAGACCCGCCGTGGCGGTTTGCACGCCCAGGTCTTGCAGGGTAAAGCTCAGTGTTTGCAGGGGGGCGGCAAGGCCTACCGTTTGCACGGCCAGTTGCCCATTGCCCACACCGGCAAACTGCGGCACGCTGGCGCGCGGCACGCCGCCACCGGCGGTGATCTTGACCTGCACGTCTGTGGCTTCGTGCCCGGTGTAGCTGCCCCCCAAGCGCACCCGGCCAGAGCCTGCGCGCTGCGCGGCCACGCGCTCGATGGCGGTGCTGGCGCGCACGCTGCTGGCCGCTACTGCTGCGGTGCGTGCTGCGTTGCTGCGGCCGGATAAGTAGCGCTGTACGGATGGCATGACCGCATGGTGGCGCCAGTGCCCCTTGCGCGGCGAATAAAGCCCTTTACAAAGCAGTGGATGGGCGTTTTAGCGCGCCAGGCGTGCCATGCGCGCAAGCTCGGGCTCGATCATGCGGGCCAGGCGTGCAGGGTCTTCAATGCCGTTGGCATTGAGGGTGATGTTGACCTGGGGCGCGGCCCCACCGGTTACCACGCCGCCCCCTTGGCCGCCCTGGCTGGCATTGCTGCCGCCACCCCCGCCGCCCTGGCGCTCGGCTTTGGGCTTGGCCTTGCGCTGGCGCTCTTCGGCGCCAAACACCTCACCGAGCAGCTTGACCTGCTCTTGCAGCAGCGCCAGCTCTTGCTGCAGGCGGGCGGCTTCGTCGGTTTTTTTGTTGATTTGGGCGCGCTGCAGTTCGATTTGCATGAGCGCGATTTTGCGCTGCACTTCGGCCTGGTCGCGGGCGTGGCGGGCGCGGGCGATTTGCTCCTCGGTGCCGTTCAATTCCAGCAGGCGCAGGCGCAGGTCGTCTACGCCCTTGGCTGCGCCGCCGCCGCTGTCTTCCAGGGCTTTTTGCTGGCGCGCCAGGCTTTCCATGGTTTGCACCAACTGGGCGTGTTCGGCGGCCATGGCGGTCATGGATTTGTTGGCCTCCCACACCACTTTGGCCATTTGCTCGGAGTATTGGCTTGAGGCCGCACCGGCAGAGAGCCAGGATGTTTCAACTTTGGCCAACGCCGCATTGTGCGCCCGCGCCTGGGCCACCAGGTCTTGGCTGGCGTCCCACCCGGCATCGCCCATGCTGCGTATGGACTCTGCCGTGGCCACGGCCGCTTTGCCCACGTCTTTGGTGGCCTGCTCGGCCTCTTTCATGCTCTTGACGGTGCTTTTGCCTGCTTTGTCGGTCTCCACCACAAAACCGTGCTGCTGGGCCTGGGCCTTGATGCTGGCGTCAGCCACGCCGTTGTTGGCCTCAATGGCGGCTTCGGCCATGGCCTTCCAGGCCTCGTTGATTTCGCGCGGGGTTGCAGTGCCGCTGGCCTTGACAAAGTCGAACGCCTCTTTGGCGCTGCGCGCCAGCTCCTTGAGCTCGGCCTGGGGCTTGACGCCCAGCTCTTTGAGTGCCTCGCCCAGGCTTTGGATGCCGGGGATTTGCTGCTCTACGGTGATGCGCTGTTTGTCCAGCAGCGCCTGCATGCGTGCCAGGCCTTCGGCGCTGATCTTGCCCGAGTCGCCCAACTCTTTGAGCTTTTGCCCAAGCGCATCTACCGCTTGCAGGCTGTCGGCCTTGGGGATGGCTGCGGCAAAGGCCATTTCGATGGCGCGGGCGGCATCTTGCACGCCTACACCGGCAGCCTTGGCCGATTCGGCCACCAAGTCAACGCTGTTGATGGCGTCTTTCGCGCCGTCGCTGATTTTGCCCAGGGCCTGGGCGGCGTTGACGCCGAGTTTTTCGAAGCTGGTGGCCAGGATTTGTTCGTTGACTTGGGCAAACTGCTGGGCGCTCAAGGTTCCTTGGGCAAAAGCGGCTTTGACCTGGAGGGCAAACTGGTCGATCTGCTGCGCACTGAGTTTTGATAGTGCCTGCTGCCAGGCCTCGCCCACCTGGCGCGCAGACAGCGCACCCTGCTGGCCCAGCTGCTGCAGCGCTGTGGCAAAGGCGCCTATGCTGCCCTTGTCGTCAAATTTGAGCGAGGACACCAGTTTGTCCATCGCACCCTGTACGCCCTCAGCCCCCCCTTTGAGGGCGTAGAACTGGTTCACCAACTCTTTGGCCCCAACCGACGCCCCGGCCTGATCCAGTTGCACCCTCAAACGGGCGGCGGCATCTGCCGACAACTGCCCCGCCGCCGCCGCCTCCTGCAGCTTTTCGCGCAGTTGCTCCAGCACCTCAATCGATTGAGCGCCCTTGATTGACTGGGCAAACACTTGTTCAAGTTGGCGCGCTGCTGCCTGTGCATCTTGGCTGGCTCCTTGCGCAAACGTACCCAGCGTCCTCATGCCATCGGCCACCGCCTGCACCGCAGCACTCACTTTGGTATTGGCCTGGGCCGCCCCTTCTGCTGCCTGGGCCTGCGCTTGCACTGCCTCTTTGGCCTTACCCGCACTGGCAAACAACGCGGCGTATTCATCGTCGATTTGCTGCAGCTTGAGGCGCAGCCGCTCCTGCGCAGCCTCAATGGTGTCGTCATTGAATGGCGCCCTGAGCATCTCCCACGCCGCCTGGTATTGCGCCGCTGCCTTCGTCAAGCCCGCCGCCATGGCAATCCCGGCTTGTTCTACCCACAGAAACTCCTTTCGCAGGTAAGCGCCAATATCCCACCCAACGCCAAACGCCGCTAAGGCACCCGCCGCACCTCTCAGTGCAGTTGTGAATGCGCCAGCCGCCACAGCCGCACTTCCCATGCCCTTGACCACGCCAGGCAGGGCCAGCGAAAGGGCTTCAATGCTCTTGGTGCCCGCCACGCGCAGCGCGGCAAACGCCAGCCCCAGCGCCCCGGCAGAAGCCGCCGCCGTCGCCAGCCCAGCCGCCGCTGCGGACACCAGCGGGAACGTCTCGGCAAACTTGGCCATCGCATTCGATGCATTGGCCAGGCCGCCAATGATCGGCTTGAGCACGGGCAGCAGTACGCTCCCCAGGTTCGTCGCCAGCACTCCCACCGAGTTCTTGAGCAGGGCGATCTGCGCCTCGGTGGTCTGCACGCGCGTTGCGAATTCCTTCTGCATCGCGCCCGCAACTGCCGCCTCATCGGCCACGCCCCGCAGCGCCTTTTTGTAGCCGTCCAACCCCGCCAGTAGCCGCGCCACGTCGTCCTGATACTCCACGCCAAACAGACGCGCCAACACCTCGGCCTGCTTGCCGCCCTCAAGCTTGGCCAGGGTGTCCAGGAAGTCCGAAAGCGCCTTCTGCGGGTTATTGCGAATGTCCTTGCCAAGTTGCTTGACCGACACGCCCATGCCCGCGAGCGCCAGTTGGAAATCCTTGCCCTGCACGCTGGCCGTCTGCAGCTTGCTCAATATCGCGTTGATGCCAGTGCCCGCCACCTCGGCGCGCATCCCCAGGCTCAGCATCGCCGTGCCCAGTGCAGCCGCCTGCTCGGCCGTCAGGCCGAACTGGCGCGCGGTGCCGCCAATGCGGGTGAGCACGTCCACAATATCCGCCTCGCGCGCCGCTGTGGTGTTGCCCAGGACGTTGATGGCGTCGCCGAGCTTTCCCACCTGCTCTATGGGCATGCCGAAGACGTTGCTCAGCTTGGCCACTGCCTGCCCTGCCTGCTCCGCGCTCATGCCGAACGCCGTGGCCATCGTGGCCGCCAGTTCGATGAACTGGTCGAGCTTTTCGATGGGCACCCCCAACTGCCCGCCCGCAGCCGCGATCTGCGCCAGTTCCGATACCGCCAGCGGTATCGTGGCCGTCATGGCCTTGATGCGGCCGGCCAGCGCGTCCATCTGTTCCTGCGTGCCATCGGCCACCTTGGCCACGTCGGCCATGGCGCTCTCGAACTTGATGGCCGCGTTCGCCGCCACCGCAATGCCGGCGCCGCTTGCCGCCAGGCCAGCAAATGCCGCCTTGGCCTTGCCCAGCGATTCCGTCCAGCCGTTGGTCTGGTGCTGTAGCTCGCGCACGCGCTCTTCGGTTTTGAGTGCCGCCTGGGCAAGCTCCGCGCTCGTCAGCTTGCCACTGACCTTGAGCCGCTCATAAGCGGCCCGGGTGTTGTCGATTTCTTTTTGCACGTCCGCGTGGGCTCGCACGCCCAGCAGTTCGCGGTCGGCCAGCACGGCGGCGGCGGCCTCGGCCTCACTGGCCATGCGCTCCAGGGCGGCGCGCGAGGCATCGAGCCCCTGGTTCAGCGCCACCTGCGACTTGGCGAGTGCGGCGCTGGAAATCCCTAGCTTGCCCAGCTCATCGCGCGAGCGTTGCAGGCTGGCGCTTTGGGCGTCCAGCGTGGTCTGGGTGTCCTTGGTCGTCTTGCGCAGCGCATCAAAGTGCTTTTGTGCGGCGCCAGTCTCGCGGGTAGCCTCGGCAACGGCTTTGGCGTTGTCGCGGTTGGCGGACGCCAAGTCCTTGACGTTCGCGGTCGTCGCCTGGGATTCGCGCCTAAGCACCGCAAGCTGCGCCCGTCCGTCTGAGAGACGCTCAGCCATCGCGGCCGAATTGTCGCCCGATTCCTTCGCGGCACGGGCCAGGTTTTTCAGCTCCAGTTCCAGCTCGGCCACGGCCGCGCGCATCGCGTCCTGCTGCTGGCGGGCCTGCTCCAGACCCGCGTTGCTCGCTTGCTGGGCGCTGCTCGCGGCCGCCAGCGCAGCCTGCTTCTCCTTGAGGGCCAGGGCGGCATCCCTGGTCGCCGCCTGCAGTTCCTGGGTGCGCTTGGCGGTCTCGCCCGTGGCCTGCTTGAGCCGCTCGAACTCATTGATGGCGGCCTGCTGCGACCCCAGCTTGTTCAACTCTGCCGCCAGGGCCTCAAACTCCGGCGCCGCCACATCGGCGGATGCGCCGAGCTTTTCAACCGCGCCGTGCAGCTTTAAAATTTCCTCCGTGCCCTCGCTGTCGGCCTCTATGACCAGCTTGGCTCTCAATTCTTTGTTCGACATGCCTCAGACCTTTCAAAATATACCGCCGCAACCGCCTCTGCATGCAGCTCGGGGGCGGCACCTTCCGAACATTGCCATCGTCGGCATGCTGGTCGCGTTGCTCGTGTCACTGGCGCATGGGGTTCAACCAGTAGCCATCTTTGGCTGGCTGCTGGTATTGCCGGGGCTGCTTGCCATGGGCGTGGCGCTGGCCATGTTCCTCATGGCCTTTGTTGCCCGCCTATTGCGCTAATCAGTCCGGGAGTGCCCAAAAAAACCGCGCTCAAGGCTCACGCCCGGCGCGGTTTTTCTTTGCCCAGTGCCCGTCCGTCAGATCGGCAGATCTGGCATCAAGTCGATGCGCATGAACGGGCCAAAATCCGCATCGCTTTGCAGTTCTGGCACATACAGCGCCTGGCCGCCCAGCGTCAGTTCGCTGGCCTCGTCGGCGATCCAGCCGAAATCGCCGCTCATGGCCATGCTGATACGCGGAATAATCATTCGGCCCTTCTGCCCGTCGCCGTTCATGCCGCTGAAGATGATCCCGCGCTCGACGTTCGTCTTGCTGAAGGCTGCAATGTTCAGGTAACCGGCATAGGCATAGTCCACCTTGAGCGGCTCCACGTGCCCCACAGGGTGGGCCAGCAGGCGGTAGCGGCCATGGTCGGCATCGCTGGCATGGTAGTGGGTGCCCTCAACGTACACCAGGGGCGTGCCAGCGGTGCTGTCTTCAATCACCACGCTGGAGCTGCGTGGGTTGCGCAAGAAGAAGTAATCCCCCGGCTTTAGCTCGGTCAAAACCTCGTTCGTCACTGTGCCCGCCGCCTTTTCGACGGCCGCACCGAAGAATGCCTGGGCCAGCGTGCGCCCATCAAACTGCACCATAGAGAGGCTTACGGCCAGGCTTTTGCTGGTCTCCAGCTCCTTTAGCGCCAGGCGCTGGCCAGAACAGCTCTCGTTAATGGTGGTGGTCTCGCGCGACGGCGTGGCCGTCAGCGTGCGGTTGCCGCAGCCCACGCTGTAGAGGTTGGTGAGAAAGCCCATCTCGGGGCGGCCCTTCACGGGGTCATAAGTGCCGATCATCACCGGCCCTTGGCCGTTCCAGATCATGCTGGTCGATGCAAGAGACATGGTATTTACTCCTTCGGGGTTTTTGCCGGTGCGGGCTGCGGTGCGCCTTCTTGGGCCACGCCATTACCGATCAGCCAGGCGGCCTTGTCGGCGGCCAGCTCCAGTGTGGCGCCAGCGGGGTATTCGCGCCCGGCGTGTCGGTGCGGTTTGAGCAGGTGCACGCGCTTGGCAGGCTGCGGCGCGGCTTCGGGCTTGGGGGTCATTCCAGGGCTCCTTTGCGTAAAGATGCCCTATGGTGCGGTCAGGCCGCACGCGCCACAAATAAAGCGCTTTAGTATTCAGGTGCGGCGTGTACGCTCGTAGTCGTTGGCGCTCTGACAATGCCCCGCCTGCCAGAAAAACAGCAGGTCAATCGCCCGCCGTGTCCAACCCCAATAGCGCTGGCCCTTCTGCTCTGCACGCCAGGCACGGCTAGACAGGGTTTCGTCAGGGTCGCCAGCCAATGCCGCGTTGGCAAGCTGGTCGATGGCAATGCCGAGGTTGAGCAGGTAGGGCATTACGGCACCTCTACAGGCTGTTGCTGTGCCCCAGCATCCCGCTCCAACGCTGCTTGAAGGTACGCACTAAAGAGCGCCAAATATAACTGCCCCATCGTCGTAGATTGCCCCGGAATCGGCTCAAGCGTTTCAGGGTTCACCAGCGGAATCGCCTTTGCTGCATCGAACGCAATCTGAATATGACCCTCTGGTGTGACTAACGACCGCTCACCAATCACCGCAACGCGCTCTTCGTAGAACTGCACCTGCGGGGTTGATGCCAACGGGTTGCTGATGACAACTTGGTTGCAGCGCGTGTATTCGCTGCCCATGATCTGAGATTCTTTGTAGTCAGCCATATCGTCCCCTTAATTACCACGACGCCAAGGCCGCGCGCTTCCATGTATTAGTAGCGATGCAGACGTAAAAGTACGAAGAGTCCCAGCACATATCCCCGGCAGTACCCGCCGCCGATGCGCTTGCTGGTGTCTTGCTTTTAGTAAGACGCAGAGTGTTCCCATTCGCAACAAAGTGCGTGGTGTCCGTGTTCCCGACCGTCGCAGTGTTCGATCCTGACCCGTAACACTGCCACCCAATCACAATTTCGTTGGTCGAGTTATATGCAGACACGCGGCTATCAACCCCAATTGCGACGCAGTAATTGCATGTATAGGCGTCTCCCCCTGCATTAGTGAAGCGCAAGGCGCTCGTCCCGATTGCAGTGTTGGAGTAGCCTGTGGTGTTTGTATACAACGATGCATAACCACTTGCAGTGTTGCCGCTTCCTGTGGTGTTTGTATTCAACGATGCATAACCACTTGCAGTGTTGCCGCTTCCTGTGGTGTTTGTATTCAACGATATATAACCACTTGCAGTGTTGTAGCCGCCGGTATCGCTTTGCAGCGTCCCTGAGTACGAGACTGACGCAGGGCCGTTAGCTGTATTGACCGCTACTTGCCCTTTCGCGGTGCCCGCATCTTTCGTAGCCGCAGTACCAAGGCCAGACACATCACCGACAGTGTGCAAGTGTGCTGCCGGGGCCTGCGGCGGGAGCGTGTCGCCGGCGGGCAACTGCCGGGTCTGCCCCCCAATCTTGACAAGTGGCTTGCGCGTTGCCATGGTGCCCTCAGAGGATCACGTAGCCCTGGTCGTCGGTCACCAGCTCGGTCGTGGACTTTGCCACGCCCAGGTACTGGCTCACCTTGTTGGCGTTGCCAACGTCGGTTTCATCCAAGGGCGTTTCCGTCACGCCACCGGCCGTGCCAAGGTAGTAGCGCGCACCGACCGTCAGGCCGGTGAGGCTAGCATTGGTGCCGTCGAGTGGGTAAACAGCGCCCACAGCCGCGCTGGATACGGCGGCCGTGACATAGCCATCTGCCTGGCGGCCATTGCTGTTGTCGGCCAGGCGCATCGAGAACGTGCCTGCGTTGTCCCAGAAGTTAACGAACTTGCCTGCACCGATGGCTTCGGATGCCGTCGCCTGGGCTGTGTTGGCGCCGATACCCGCAGGCATCATCGAGTTGTCGAGGCGGCCCGCGCTGTCCAGCGCCGGAATCTTGCCAGCATCGGCTGCGCCAGCAGAGGTGGCGATGGCAAAAATCTGCTTGGTCTTGCCCGCGACGCGGGCCAGGAAACCTTGTGTCATGGTGTCACTCCAGTTCTATTGGGTCTTGAATGTTGAGAAAAAGGCGCGTCGCCGAGACAGCCACGCCGACGAGCACGTCGAACCCGCCCACTGGCGGTGATTGCGTGAGCGCGCCGCTGGCGCCCAGGTACACGCGGCCCGGCGTCCAGCTCCAAGCGGCGTCATCGACCGGGCCGGATCGCTGCACCGTCACGTCGCCTGCATCAGGCGTCGCAGTGATGGTCAGTCCGCAGAGCAAATCAATGTGGCCCGCATCGCTTGCATCCAACAGGCGCACCACGCCGAATTCGTCTTCCCACACCACACGCAGGGCCGAGAGCGGCCCGCTGGATTGGCGCACAAGATGCGCCCCGTGGCCGGGCTTGCCGGCAATGAGCGCCCCCATATCTGCAGGCAGCTCCCGTGGCTGCTGCACCATGCGCAGCTCCAGCACGTCTGGCAGTTCAAGCTCCAGCTCGATGGGCTCAGACACTGGTGGCCCCCCGCACCACGGCGAACGTGGCCGTGCTCGTGGGCCAACGGAACCCGCCGGGCGACCGCAAAACAATGTCAAACTGCGCATCGCCCAGCGGCCAGGCGCGTGTGTCGAGCGCCACAAGGCGGATGAACCGCGCTGACACCGGGTCAACCCACGTTGCCGCCAGCGTTGCAATGAGCCCGCCCTTGGTGTCGCGCACCTGGGATTCGAGCGCCCAGCCCGCGAAGTGACCATCGGCAAAGCGGCTGGGTATGCGCACCGTCAAGTCAAAGCTGGCGCCGCGCTTGATGCTGAACTTGCTTGCAGAATCACACGTCATAACGCCGCATCCTTGTGCAGCACGTGATGGACTTGGTAGCGGTCGGCAAACAGCAGCACCGATGCGTCGTAGTCCAGCACCGCGCCGCCAAGCCAGCCAACCACGCGGGCACCCTTGTCGGGCTTGTGCCCGATCAGCGCCGAGCGAACCAGGCCAATCAAACGGCGTGTCTCCGCTGCCATCTGGTCACCGCGCTGCCCACCGTAGTTGCGCAGGGCCAGTACAACGCCGAACCGCACCAGGGCTTCCTGGGAGTTCACTCCAATGCTGGTTGGAATCTTCCCTGTGTTTTCTTCTTCGGAAAAAACCACATAGGCGCTGGGCGTCCGAAACCCGCGCAACTCTTTCACCGTAGCGTAATCGGCCGCGCCGCCGATGGACTGAAAATCCGGCACGCATGCATCCAAACGGCGCACGATCAGGCCGGTGTCGAAAGGCTCAAAGTTCACCGAAACCCCCGGAGCTGGTCGCGCCCGAAAACCTTGGGCGCGTGAACGAACCGCGCGTCCGTCTGATCGATGGCCACCACGTCCCGAATGCCCAAACTGAACTTGCCGTCCGCCGTCTGCTGCAGTAGGCGTAGCGCGTCGGCGTAGCCGCGCGCGATGGGGTCTTTGCTCTCCAGGGCCGTGCGGTTCTTGTGCAACAGGTAGCGCGCAATGCTGCGCGCCCAGGCGCTCACCAGCGGGTGTACAGGGCTCAGCGGCAGCGCATAGCCGCGCTTTGCCAAATAGCCGTCAATCAAGGAGCTGGCGTCACGCACGGCAGTGTCGATGCGCTGCAGCGCGCGCTGCGCGGCGGCCACATCGTCATCCAGCCAGGCGCTTACATCGCCGCCAC